CGCATTGCGTGGAGTGGTCAGAAAATACGCATCAGCGTCGGAGACAGTGACAACAGGTCTGGTCATCAAACAATCTCGGTATGGGTCACGTTGACGCCTTGGCGTTCCAGCTCTTTCTTCTTATGCCGCGCTTCCCTTACGGGAACGTCCACAAGGTAAAAAGCACCCTGTGAGTCGTAGGTATGGAGGCGAGCTAGCTGGATCACGACAGAGGCTTCTGGGTGTCCCTTTTAGTTTAGGCGTGCATTAATCAAGCCAAGCCCAGCTGTTTCTCCTGATGATGTTTCGGACAGTGCTTTCACCTACGTCGTAATGTCTGGCGATTTGCGCAATACCTCCCCCTTCTGAGTGCCATTGTCTTACGTGGCGAACCTTCTCTTCGTTGAGCCTTGCTAGATGTTGACTTGTCCCTCTTTTGAGAGGGGGAGGTGGCATCAGCCCTGTGCGAACAGCATGAGCCATGTTTTGACTTCGTGAGCAGTACTCAAGGTTTTCAAGACGGTTGTCCTGCTTGTTGCCGTTCTTGTGGTTGATGTCCATTCCTTCTGGACGAGGACCGATAAAGGCTTCCATTACCAAAGAGTGGACGAGGCAGCGTCTTTTGCCTCTCAACCCCACCGCCCAGTAACCCTGATTCTGATTGAGGAGCTTTAGCTCTTTACCCTTCAGCTGCGCAGGTCTGCCCCTGCGCTCGATCACTCTGTCAACGCTTCGGACTTTGCCTTCGTCGCTGACCTCGTAAGCGTCATCACTTGGGACTTGCTTCCATGTAGCCATAAAAAAGAGGGGTGTGGACCCCTCCAGCATAGAATGGAAAACGCCCGTTTAAACGGAGACACTCCCGAAGGGAGTGTTCACGTAAAGACGAACGATGTCGAAGTTACGGATGTCGCTGTAGATGTTGGTCCAGGAGCCAGCAGTCCCCAGAACGGTGTTCGCTGGATTGTCTGCGCCACCGTAGTTGGAGCCGTAAGCGTGATATCCAAAGTGGTAGTCGATGGAGATCACGTCCTGTTTCGACAGAATATTCCGGTCAGCTTCGATGCGCAGCTCTTGCTGCACGCCTTCAGCGATTGCACCCTCAGCCATGATGTAGACGGGGTACTTCATGGCGTTACCGGCAGTAGCGCCAGCACCGTCCACGGGCTTGATGTTGTCATCAACGATGACACGCATTCCAGCGAAGTAAGCAATCTGATCGTTGGTTACACCAACGCCACCACCACCCCAGCTGATGGATGCACCACCAGAAAGAGAGTTGGAGCTGAAGGTCAGCATCCCGACCTGCTGAAGGTAGAAGTAGCAGGCGCTGTGCATCACGATGACAGACAGACGATCTGCACGCTCACCAAGCTTTGCTTTAGCAGCAATTGCACTGGAAGCAGACAGGTAGTTAGCTGCAGTCAGTGTGCCAGGAGCTACGTCAGCAGAGACATCGGTCTCAAGTGCTGAATAAGCAGTGGCGAACAAGCCGTCAAGTTGTGACAGCAGGGTTGCCATCTTCAGCTTGTTGATGGCCTGCGCAAGGTACTGGCGGATCTGACCCATAGGATCAGCGCCGGAACCCAGCTTGCTGAGATCATCAACTGCATAGGCAAAGCCACGGTGCAGGATGGGTGCAGTTTGCTTGCCAGCCAGGATTTTCTGAGGAGTCAGATATCCCTTGGCACTGGTACCCCAGGTGCCGTCAGAGCGGATCAGCTCTTCGTTTGGGGTGATTGGCTTCCACGTGGGGACCTCGACCTTTACGCCGCCTGCACGTGCATCAAGAGCAGCGTCACGACGCACAGCGCCGGAGCGCAGCATCGCGGACTGTTCGTAGATAGCTTCGGAAATGTAGGAGAGGAACTCAGGCCGAGTAACGATGTCACTCAGGAAGGTTCCGCCGGTGTAATTCTGAAATGGAGCAGCCATGATCTTAAATAATCAGGTTTACGATGATTAACCTCTTAAGGCCTCAGCTTTGAGCTGTTTGGCTAGTTCTGGATTTTGTGTTTCCAGGACTAGAGCTTCCGTGAAGTTGCCTGTCCGGTAAGGATTATTCATACCAGGAGCAACACTTCCGCCACGGCTTGTTGCCATGCCAGATGCACCAGATGCACCAAAGTGATGCTGCCATTCGCTTGACTGCCGAAGATTGGCCATGAAGTCACCTAAAGGCTGCTCGACGCCCCCATCGAGCACCACTGGGGCTCCATCATCATTCGTTCGGAGCTTTGGCGACAACAGCTGATAAAGCTGCTGTGGATTGACAGCATTCGCTGCAGCAATCTGCTCTGTTGCAGAAGCACGCAAACGCTCATGCTTAGCCGACTCTTCTACTTGATTCAGCTGCGCCTTAAGCTCTGACGTCTCAGATAACAAACGCTGTTCTAGAACTTTGCAACGTTCGCGCTCTTGCTCGTACAGGTCCTTGAAGGCACCCTGACTCTCAAGACTTTCACGAGCAGTGTTTTGCTGCGCGACCTTTAGTGTCTCGAAATCATCTCGTAATGCTTTTAAGTCATTAACGAGCTGCTTGTTTTTACCAAGCAATTCAGTGTTCTTCTGTTTTACCAATCCAAGCTGTTGCGCTACAGCAGGATCGCTCGAAGACTGAATCTCATCAGGGCGAACTGGCTTGTTAAGCAGTTCAGGGCTGACCGCGGTATCACCACCGCCCATCGGCGCGGCAGATTCAGCACCCATTGGCGTGCTGACTTGATCCTCAGACATAAGTAAAAGAAGGGTTACTCCTCTATGTTACCTGTCACAGCTTTCTTTCTAACCGTTCCAGTCTGCGGTTAATTGAATCCAACAGATAAAAGCTTTCTAGTGCTTCCTTGCTCGGTCGTGGTCCGCCCTCTTCGTTAAACAAAACACGGGCTTCTTGTTCCAAGGTGTCTAAGCGTTCGTCGATGTGCCTGATTTGATTGAAGCTATAAATCAATAGGCTCGCTGCTGCAGTAATCACAGCGCCAAAGACTGGACCCCAATCTGATGTGATCAGATCCCTCACTCTGGTGGGTTTGACCTCAGGCTGATTAGTGTTGCCAACAGGCTGAACATCGTTTGAAGTGCCCTGTTGTCTGCGTCCTTGCATGTGTCTGATTCTGCAATCTTGTGCTCCCAAAAGCCAGCCGCTGTGCAACTGGCTGACCACCCAACCGATAACGCCGCGATGGTGGCCACCACGGCGATCAAACTGCGGGTCAGCCAGCGAGGCGTCATCAGAAGGCGATCACGCTAAGACTTCCTACCATCGTTCCTGCGTGGCATTTGATCCCGACCCGGTTCATGATTCCCCTCAGATTAAGTGACGTCTGATAAGAGGCATCGGAGATGAAAGATGTACCGTTGTCTGATAGGTACGAGCAGGAGGACCTGATCGTCGTGTGGCTTACGTTCGCAAAATGTATTTTGACGGAGAACGTACAAAGGTGACCGTTACCGACAAGGTAGTCACGAGTGTCTCTGGTTAATGAAATTCCACCATTGCCTTGATGCCAGCTGGTCGAGCCCGAGAGATCGTTATATTCATAGCCGCCGTCTTTGTATTGACAGCTAGCAAAGCTATGTTCAATGCCACCCCAGCTAATCCAGCCACCATTCGCCTGACCAATTAGCAGCAGATGGGTGTTATCACTAGGCGTAAACCAGCCGTCCAGTTGAATGGTGCTGAAGGGCTTATTAATGTCAACAGTCCTATCTGAAGTGCCTGCGATCTCATCGCCAGCAAAGTCAGGGAACCTTTTATAAGTCGTTGGATTGCCCGCACTGTCTGCAATAACAGCCATGCCGGCGTTATTGCTGTTATTTAGCAATGGCGTAGTTGCGGCCCAGTTTCCGCTTTTCTCAATGAATAACTGTTTTTGAGTTCCCGTGTAACGGAAAGCTAGGCCACCATAATCGGCTGCGTCAGCGGTTGCACTTGGGTTCTGGTTGAAATAACCAGGCATGCGCGTGCTAGCGCCGGTTGATCCTGTTCCTACGTCGCAGCCATTAACACCACGCCAGTGCGTACCATCCCAAAGCTTCAGCAGTGCATGGGTGTTGTCGTACCAAAGAGCGCCACTGGCCGGTGTCGCCGGAGCGGTTGAGCCCACGGCCATCGTGATGCCGCCAAGCCTGTTCCATGCACCAGCTGCACGAGTGAAGACAACCTGTGTGTCATCAGACCATGCAAGCGTCCCGTCTGGTGGGGCAGCCGCAAGCAGTGCGGCCTCGGTTGCGTAGTGGTTGATCGGCTCTTCAATCCATGCGCCACCAATACGAGCAAAGGTTCGGCCCGTATCAGTTGCGATAGCTTCCTGTCCGTTTATCGGCCAAGTTGCTGCACGAATGTTGGCTTCTGTGTCTTCCCATAACGTGTCAGGCCGCCATCCAGACGACGTGCGGATGTACATGACGTCTACGTCAAGCGCGATTGCCTGATCACCAGGGTTCGCGCCTTGCGCAGGAGTACCAGCCCATGCAAGCACTGCCGCGGTATCTGCTAGCTCACGGATTTGAGTAACGCGCCATCCAGTGGAGGTTCTCTCCCACAGGCTGCCTTCATCAAGCGCTTCGCCCAGTGTTCCCCGAGCAGGAGCAGAAGCCAACAAGTCGGTGACGGTTGCGTACTCAGTAATTCCTAAACGTTGCCAGCCTGTTGTCTTGCGGATGTACAGGTTGCCTGTTGCTGATGAGATCGCATAGCTGCCCGTCGGCAAGACGGTGTCAGCTAACAGCGCTGCATCATTGGGAAACTGACGGATTGGGTTGGCTGCGACATCAAGCCAAGCAGCACCATTCCAGACGTACGCTTGCCGTGTTGTGCTGTCATAGTATGCGTCACCGATGTTGGTGCCAACAGCTGGCAACGTGGCGCCAACCTGAAATGTAGGGATTGGAATCCCTGTGGCTCTGTTCGGCGCGACGCCAAACATCTTCCCGAAATTGGGATCAGTGCTGTCAGCTTCGAGAACTACTAAACGACGATCAGGCATTGGATTAAAGCAAAGGGGTTACAGGTAGGCGAAAGTTAAGGCGTTGTACGGACGCGAACGGCTTTGTCCGTTGCCTTGATAATCCAGTTCACCCCGAAGTTGACGGGGCGAGTCTCGGGATCACCGCCGATGACGAGGTGGTTGTGAGTACCTGCAGCCGCTGTGGAGCTCGTGACGGCCGACCAGCCAATCTGGTTAGGTCCCCAGTTGCTGCTTCTGATTCCGTTTTTGGAACCCCAGCCTGACTTGTAGTCGTGATGGTGGCCGCCTCTGTCGTTCGTCGTAAAGTCTCGAATGGGCCTCCTTGTGCCCTGCTCTTGCCCCTTGCCAGGGACATGAGCAGCATCACCCCATGTGCCGTTGCCGTTTAATCCAGCGCCACGCAAGAACGCACCACGGAAGTCAGGAACGTGTCCTGCCGTGACATGAGCATGACCAGCAAGGACAGCCGCTAACTCTGGATAAGCCGCAGCGCTGAATGCTGCGCCGTCACACAGCAGCCAACCAGGAGGCGGCGTGTCCGTAAGCCAAGCCATGATCGTGCCAATCGGCACGCCAACGCTCACCATCAAGTCGCCACCGGTCAGGTCAAGTGGCTGTGAACTGCCTGACGCACCAAGCTCAACCCATGCCGTCGTGGCTAGGTCGTAGCTAAACAGTGCCGGCTTGTTGCCTCCAATCGTGGAGTTGAGGACAAGGTAGACATCAGACGGTGGTGCAGTCGCCGGCAGGTCCGCGTCAGTTGCAACGTTTCTGACACCAGCACTGAGGCTGATTGCCGTCCACTTGCTGCTGGCTGCATCAGGTGCAACATCTCCTGTGACGATCGCAACGTTGGCGCGATAGATGCTGCCGTTGTGAACGACGAGACTGTCCTTCTCGAAATTGCCAGCGACCCAAGTCTTCAAGCCATAAAGTGAGTCAGCACGGGAACGGGCCAAAAGGTCACCGCCGATGTGGGACCAGCGATAAGTGCCGCCAGTCGAACTC